ACCGTAGGTGGAAGACCCGTACGAGGATTTAACTCTGTACTCTGCTGTCCACCACCCTGAGCCATCATCGCAGCCTCTTCAGGGCTACCCGGTGCAGGAGCAGGAGGTGGTTCAGGTGGTGCAAATGCTTCAGTCACAATGTCTTCAAGGGTACGGCCTTTAGAACGACCAGCAATAATAGCTGCAAGTTTAGACAAAATCTCACCAGGATCCCCACCATTCTGTGCAAGAATAGGAATAGCCTGTGCATAACCAGAAACTGCCTGAATCAGCGCATCGCGCATCTTTTCAATTTCAATTTTTTGTTCTTCCATCGTGACATTAACTTCCCAAGGCATCTGCCTGCGCAAGAAGTCACGGCTAATCAACTGGTCTCCGCGAGCCTGCAAACCAAACACAAGAGCCTGATTAGGGTTAAGACCAGCCATCAGACCATAAGTTACGTCAACAATATGCTCACCAGCAATGTCTTTGCTAGGAGTGTACGTAATCTCATATGGCGAACCAGCATCAACACCACGAACAGTCTTCTCCGTGTTACCAAAAACTGCTTCATCAACCATGAAACAAATTTCCATAACGTCACGGAACGAGCCAGCAAGCACATTCTGTGCAGTCTTAACCTGCGTATCAAAACCACCCATGAGTGCTTCGACACCACGACCAGTAACAATAGAACCAGACTGCTGACCTAGACGGCCCTCAGGATAACGTGCACCGACACGAAGTTCCTGATCAAGCGCAGCAGACTCTTGGAACAAACCGGGCGGAACGTCAAGATTAACGCGACGAATCTTTTCAGGCTGTGCTGAACGGATAGTCGAATCGGGACCAATCTCAAGTACGTTAACGTCAGCAGGTAAAGCAAACGGAGCCTGTACAGACTTTTGTGCAGCCTCAAGACTCAATGTCGCAAAGCGACTACGTGCAACCTGAACCCACAACACATCATCAAACTGGCCACGCATAGTTTCATGCGAATCAATACCAGGACGAACAGCACAAACCACCATGATTTTACCAATAGGGTTCTTAGACTTTGCCAAAACAAAGTCCTTGCGTTCAGGAAGAAACAGCACAGTCTGGTCAGCATCATGGTAGCGAATCAAATCAAGCTGGGCGTTCTGCCCACCCTCACGATAACGACCACGAATAACAGACTCGTGCTCAGGGAACTCCATGCACAAATCTTCAACAGTCTTCAAATAACGCTTAGTGTAAGACTTCAAATGACCAAAACGGTCAAACTCAGGATACGAACTGTACGGATCATCAACACGAATAATCGGTGTCTTCTTTTCGTAATCAATCTCAACAACGAAAGGAACCATGCCGTACGTGATGTAGCGGTCTGCACCAGTAAACATGTTGGTTTGTAAACGTGACTGGTCACGATAGCCAGCAACAATCATCGTACGCTTATCTGCACGTTGCCTAGCACGGTCAGACACCACATTAGTGGCATTACAGTTAAACGCCGGTAGAGGTGCAATAACTTCAGCCACATCGCGAGCAGCAATGTCAATAAAGTTAGCCACCATAGGCTTCGGATAGTCATCAGGGAACAAACCAGGAAACACTTTATTGATGTTGCCACGACGTACTTCACGTACATCAGCCCAACGCTGGTCACGTTCAGTAGACTCACGGCGCAAATAGCGTACGCGAGTTGAGATTTCCTCAACACTTCTAGCCATTAGTAGCCTCCTGCAACCATTTTTTGTCTTCTAGCAAATTCTTCCAAATCAACAACCTGACGCTTAGCCAAATCGTGCGGTGTAGCAAACGGATTCCTCACCCACGTTTCACCAAAACGACCAGCAGTATTCACATAATCCCTGATCTGTGTCTCCACAAACCACAAAGCCATAGGCCCATCCTGCTTATTCTTTGTACCAGGAGACCACGTAACAAGCTGCTCAATCAGAGCCTTAACACCCTCATTGTCAGTACGAGGCAACTCAAGAAGGCTCGTACCCTTCATGTGCTTACCGTGCTGGTCAGTTTGCCCAAACAAAGGACCCATCGAAGCGACACCATACTCAAGGTCCATCTTGTTAGAACCCGTGTAGTGGCTAATCAGACGGACACCACGCGAAGCAAGAAAAGAGTTAATCTGCTCATCCTGCGTCAGAAACAACTGGAAAGCGTTCTTCTCAATAACCCACGCCTGAGGCTTATACCTGTCAGTCCACGACATGATAAGTTCACGAATACGTGCAGGTGTTGGGGCCGGCATACGGGACGCATCAAGCAGATACCGTTTTTTCGTCGCACGATCAGCCGACACCACAACACCAAACGTGTCACCCGACATGGCAGGATCTAGACCGCAAACAGTATAGAACCCGTCAATGTTGTCGGGATGACCGGCAGCACCAGGAAGAAGAGGACCACAAGCCCTCATGCCATTCACCGAACCCCTCACGGCTTCAGGTGAAAACACAGCTTCAGACTCAACGTCTTGCTGCTGATAAACCATAGCCCACGTTTTAGGGTCAAGCACACCACGACGCTTACGCAGATTAGTGCCATCCCAACGCGGGAACAAACCATCACTGTCAGGCTCAATAGGATCATTAGCCCAAGGGCGGTCAGACCTAGGCCACAGAGTCACCCAATCGGCAGGATCATCATGGAACTCAAGAACAGCCGGCATAGCCAAATAAGTCCAAGGAGAACCATTATCAGGATACCTATCAGGGTTCCGAATTTCACGATACAAATCAACAGGGTCCACGCGCGTACCCACGATAAGAATTTTACCCGTCGGTCCGACACGTGTCAGGACTTCTTGCTGTATCCAGCGTATTTGTTTCTCGTGCTCTCCAGCGTTGGAGAGCGTGATGGTATCGTCAAGAATAATGAGGTCTGCACGTGCACCGTAGATTTGGCCACCGATACCTAACGCTTGTAGGGTAGGGTCTTTTTCACCGGAGTCGCGTTCTAGGTAGATGGAGTCGGAGGTCCATTTGTCGGCGGTGGCTTTGAAACCGTCAGCGGGAGCATAGCGACGCTGAAGTTCCATGTAGCTTGGTGACGTTAAACGTTGCTTCACGGCGTAAAGGAACTCTTTGGCCATTTCGCGCGTCTTAGACACAACCTTGATACGAATATTCGGGTCGGTACAGATACGGTACGTTACGTAGTCAATACTCACAGTCATGGACTTGGCATGCTCTGGCGGCATGTTAACCAAAACATACTGCGGGATACCAGCCTCATACGTCATAGACGGGTGAACCCACGACGGGGTACGGTTCTCAATAAGATCAATAACATTCAACTGGTGGTCAAACGTTTCCGAGTTCAAAAACTCGCGGCGAAAATCCGCGAAGCCAATACTCTTATCTTCATCAGCAATGTGCCCCTTACGGGCCTGCACTGCACGAAGAAGTTTAACCTTACGGTCAAAATCAGGATCAGACTTCAAATAGTAGTAATAAGTCTTCTCCGACTTATTCACACCGGCACAAGCATCCGCAACCGAAAACCCATCCTGCAACAGCTCAAGCAAACGAACCTTCGCCGAATCAGCCGACATAGTACCCACAGTGCGGTGCTGAGAATTTCTCTTCGGTGCAGCCATAATTATTCCCCTCGGCTCGACCCCAAGGAGAAGCCGACATTAGTAGTAGCCTTGGGTAACACACTTAGTAGTGCCCTAGGCACAAAACAAGCCCCAAAAAACCTAACTGTCCCCACCAGTAAACCAACCAGTTCGTTCCGCCGCAGGCTCCACGAACCGCAGTGCAAACGCAGGTTCGGGCACTTCTGTGTACGAAGTACCCTCACTACTATTAAGGGGGGATATTGCATGCTTTATCCCGCACTTTACAAAAATAATTTATGTGACATACATCACACTACAAAAAACCCTTTATTTACAAGCACTTTACAGGCCCCCACTTTAAAAAAAATTGTTGACTGGATAGTACCGTACACCCTCGCCGCGTAGTTAAAACCCCCTGGTCGTTGGTGCAGCTGTGCCAGGTGGTGCAGTGTGGCAGTGCTTTATTGCCAGTGTGTAGCAGTGCAGACAGTGCCGACAGGGCAGGACAGTAACGCGACAGTGACGGGCAGTGTGTGGGTGAGGGTAGGTGACCCGTGTCTATCCCGTAGAGATTAGACAGTAGGCAGGTGCAGTGCAGTGCAGGGGATAGCTGCAGGGTAGGCGAGTAGTTAGACTATGTAGCTTGCCGGCCGGGATCCGAATTAGTTTGGCCAATAGTGTTGACATGTTCGGGCCGTAGGCATTAGGTTAGTTTTAGGCAGGTTGCCTAATTAGTTATTGGATAGGAAATTAGTTATGTGTAAGGGATGTACTGAGGCCGATCAATTCGGCAAGTTTGCGGACATGGATGCGGCAGATATTGCGCAAGCGCGCGCCGGCATTGCGTTAGTTATTCGGCAGTATGGCCTAGATCTAGGCGATAGTAGCGTGTTGTTAGTTGCGAGTGACTATATCAAATTCTTGCAAGGTTATGACACGTGCGCCGGCGAATTTACGCCGCGTGAATGGGTTCAGATTAAGTTGCAGCAGTATGGCGGGGATCTGTCCTCATATGTTGCAGTGTTAGCGGGTGCATGATGGTTAGTTTTCCCACGTATCTGCAAGCGTTAGGCGTGTCACTTGCCGTTATTGTCGTGTTCGCGGTTGTGTCAGATCTTGCCGGCATGAATGAAAGCTTGCGCCGTGAATGTTTGAAAATGTTGTGGTTATTTCCTATTGTTATTGTGACGTTCATAATAATGAACGCGGCACTGTTACTTGTAGCGGGATAGTGTTCCCGTATGGTTCATAGTGTGTTGACACTATGGGCCGTGCAGGTCTACTATGGCCTAAACGCCTACGCCGTAGGCGATAACTCTAGATAGGAACTAATTATGAAATTGGAGAAGACATTCAAGCTTGCCGACGGTAGTCGCGCAAAATTGGAACTACGCTTAACGCCTACTTATGGCACG